GTCCGGGTTCCAGCTCTTTCGCTAGTTGTGCGCGAGATATAGCCATGATTTAGCCCTCTTAAATACCAGTCGTTAATGAAGTGGTTTGTGAATCGAATCGCGAAGCATTTGAGTTGAAATGAGCGTTAAAGCGTACAACATACGGAATACCCGCAGCAGTAAAGTCGCTATTTGCTTCATCATCAACGATGCCCACAATACGCAAAGGAAGCGTAGCTGTGTTCGCGATAGTGGATACGCCCAGGGCAGCATTAGAGTTGCCGTTAGCCGTAGAACCGACTCTAGCCGAAGTACCCAAAGACGCATTCGAAAATACATGGGTAAGGGCCGTAGCACGGTTTGTTAGTGAGGCGTCCGAAGCAACTTGGAAAAGTTGATTTGGATTGTCCGCAACAAACGCTTTAACTGGATAATTAGTATCCACCGAAACGCCTGCTGAACCGGGCCAGTAGTTAAGCCAAACTGGCTTTTTTTGTGTTGCATCTTGGTACTGAACTCCCATCAGAACACCTAGTGCAGCCACAGATGAACCGGCAGTATTTGCCGCTTGATCAATGACGCCATTTGCAGTAGGAATACAAATCCCATACTGAAAAATAACACTAGTGTTGTTAGAAGCAATTTCGTACTCGGTTACACCGGTAGAATTAACTGCGCTTCCAACTAGTCCGATAGGTCGAAGACCAAAGGCAGTTGCTGTATTTGCCACGATATTTCTCTCCTAAAGGGGGGCAGCTTACTCCTTACGAGGGCCACCAAAAGTTACACGAGATTGACGGTCGGGTTTAGTGATCGCCATACTTGAGTGAGCATTTTCTCGCATCATGTCATGATCGACCGCATCCATTAAATCTCGGGACTTACCAGCAAAATACGCTGTTCTTTCCGCTAAAGTTTCTAATGGGATACGTGCGAGTAAGAGTCCTCCAACACCAAACACACCTTCATATTTACCTGAATCAACAACCGGAGCTTCAAAGTCAGGATATTCGTCTTTTCTTACAAGCTCGTATCCTTCCCTTAAACGTGCAGAAATATTTTTGCGGTCATCAAAGCCACGAACCTCTGTACGTATCCAACGGTGTCTGTACCCTTCGGGTGCAGGTGGTGCATCTAACATGGATGGGGGAGCCCAAGGCTTACGCCTGTTCTCTTTCTCCCTGCTGTCATTAGCGCGAGAAGCCCGATCAATTCCTTCAAAACCTTGTTTCTTTGTAGTCATCGTCGTCTCCTATTTGACATATTTCGCGTATTCTTCTAGTGGCACACCTAATTTCTTTGCTATCGAGACTTGGCTTGGTGTGAGTTTTACCTGTTTGCGCCCAGTTTTTGATGAATTGCTGCGGGAAACTCCAACGACAGTTTGGGCGTTGCGTCGTTTGGTCCCGGTATCTGAAAACTTGTGTGGAAATTCCTCACGAATTCGTTTATCCAGCTCATCATAGTAGTCATCGCCCGTGGGGTCAAATGCTTCGTCAACGAGTTGTTTGTGTATCCCATACGCGGCAAACGTCATTGTATTGTCGTTTCCAAACCATTCGTTAGTCCCGGCCCACTTTTCAGCCCTAGGATCGGCTTTAGCAGGGGCTTCCTGCGGAACGGCCTGTTCGGTTTGTTGTTTCGCTTGCTCTTGACGTTGAACGTTTAGAGTTTGGGCCCTCTTGGCTTCATTTAACTTACTCTCTGCGTAATGCAGTTCGTTAAGTTTTGTCTGAGCCGCCAAAGTACCTTCTGGGTCACCTACTGCAATTGCTCTCTTAAAAGCTTCCTTTGCCGCAGTCGATTCAGCCGTAATACGACCACCGTACTCATTCAAGTAACCTTGATCGACGGTGTTAAGCTTGGCTTTTACTTGATCAGATTCAGTTTTTACGTTTTTAGCGTACAGCAGTGCTTCTTCGCGCTGCCTTTCCGCTTCTCGCATTTTCTTTGTAAGACGGTCTATTCGTTTTTGAACACCTTGAGAATATTCTTCGTGTTCGTCACCATCTTCAGAGGTAGAGACGTTTACTTCAGTTTCAGAGCTTTCAGCAACGTCTATTTCAACCTCTTGCCCCTCCGTGTCTTCCCCTAACTGAATGTCAACAGTGCCGTCATCTACGCTAGTTTCTTTCTTTTTCGCTTCCATACCAGGCTCCTTTAAAAACTAATAATATCTTCGGGATCATCTATAGTGGCTAATACTTCATCATCGTTGAGGATGCGTACTTCGCCGCCTTCTATGCGGAACCTTGATCCAGCATATCTAGCAAAAACAACCCAACTCTTCTCTTTACACCATGGACCATCTGGGAACTTATCTTTATCGGCATAGGCCAAAGGGCCCATCTTTAGGACATATCCAACAACCGTTTGAACCTGGCCGTCATCTAACGTCTTGTCGGGGATATAAATCCCTCCATCAGACATTTTTTTACCACGGTATGGGAGAATGAGCATGCGCCAGCCAGTCGGCCTGGGCATTCGATCTATCATAGCTTTGTCAGCTTTAGTAGGGTCTAGAACCCTTTGAATAGGGTCTACGTACATCTTTTCTGCGCCTTCCTCCTTAGTCTCCTCAGGAGTTTTAGCTTTGGCGGTAACCGCTTTAACCTTAACGGCTGCATCTTTCTTAACTTTTTTCTCAGCTTCTATTTCTGCGGCTAAATAGCCGGGCACTTCAATCATGGTAACGCTCCTGTTGTTCAAGTAGGCTCGAGAGTTCCTGTTCTACATGTGTTAATGAAGTCATTTCGCCCATAAGAGAAGCATATTGCTCCATCGAACTGATTCCATTATTTTCCAGAATGTCTAAAACATTCCTTTTGCGCTCTTTTATCGTCTTTTGAACGAATTGAACGACATCTAAATCATCCATAACTCCTCCGTATAGGATAATCCTATATCATCAGAGTATATCGTATACTTGGCGGTAGTACACTATTAGAACAATAGTGTAGCGGTTTTATAACGTCCCTAAAAACCGTTGACGCCTTCGAATAATGGGGCTAAAGACTTTTAAAGCTTTAAAAGGTCCAGCACTCCTATGGGCAGAATCTTTCATGATTTCGCCGTCCGGCATACGGTGGGAACCTTTTTTAACTGACGTTGTTTTAGTTACCATTTTAATTCCCTAACAAATTGTAAAGCCGCCGCCTCGCAACATAGCACCCATACCACGGCTAGTCCCCGTTGTAACGGTACCTTTAGCAAGGTTCTTAGGGGTAGGAACTACTTTAAAATCACTAAAAGGAACTTTCCCTTGGTCTTTTATAACTTCAAAGGTAGTTACTTTAGGTGCAGCAGGACCTGCCGTTCCTCTATTTCTTACAGTTCTAGTTGTTGATGTCTGATTATATTTCATATCAATATCCTTTTCTGTTTGCTCTTAATCGTAATAGCTCTCGTTGAGCGTGTGCGTCTAATCGTTGTGCAGCCATTTGTTCTTGGCTTTGTAGCCGATCATCAAACTGACGACTGCGTTCGGCCATCTTCTGCTCTTCTAATCCCAATTTAGCTTGGTCATTAGCAATGTCGGCCATAGTTTGTTGCTCTTTTATGCCGATTTCTTTCTCTTTTAACATTATTAACGGATCAGGGCCCTGCGGCTCTTCCTGTCCTTGTCCAGCTATCTGCTGGCTTAAGGCTCTTACTCCTTGCAGTTCTTGTGCAATATTCTGAGCTATCATCATCTCAATCTCAAGCATTTGATCATCGCTAGGAGGCTGACCCTGACTATTCTGCATAAATTGCATCATAGCCGTTTCCTCTGCTTTAATCTTTACATGCTCCGTTACATGCTTTTGCAATGCAGAAATAATAGCTGGAGTTTGACCGGCCAAAGGCGACGCACTAAACAATAAATGCGCCATGATATGAGCATCATGATTCTGTCCATCAAACGCTTTTAAAGAAACATTCTCGATCGCGTCAATATTCTCTTGAGCAGGGTCTTTAGGTATCTCTTCTGCCGTACTAGGAGCGTTCAAAAGCCTGTCTACGTCTTTAACTCCCAAAGCGTCGTACATACGGCGAAACGCTTCGTGCATGTTGTGCATGTCAGGAGCTTGCGTAGCCATCTGCAATTGAGCCTGGGCCAAAGCAATACGCTGCGCTTGTGAGAAGACATTAGGGTTCGAAATAGGAACAACGTCAATCCGTCCGTCAAAGTCAGACGCCATAATGGTCTGATCACCACCTTCTACCGAGAAAGGGTATTCCTGGGGCAAGGACTCGTGCATTACACGGACCATAAGCTTAAATTCTTGACGCATGGAGTAATGCATACGCTTGTGTACTGCGCTCATTACCCGGCTACCTTGCTCAAGCATAGCCACTGTAGTACCTACAGGAGCATTCTGGTTTCCGTCTCCTACCTTCAAATCCGTAATAGTCGCAAAACGCTGCCCGGCGTCTACTACAAAGCCCAATAGCTGAAATAAAGTCTGATCTGGACCCTTAAACGGCAACGGGATCAAATTATCGCGTATCGCGCCTCCTGGGGCATCGACATCTCTAAACTCACCAGGTTGTAAGGGTTCAGAATCGTCCCGTATACGCATACCTCGTGCTTTAAAGCCTGCCGGTAAGTTAGACAGAGTACCCGCGTCTATGAGCTGCCTTAGAGCCGCTGTAGCTGTTCTAGACAGTCCGCCAATAGTGTGGATAAGCCCTAAACCATAGAAACCAAATCCTGGGAGAAACTTATAATGGACAAAATACTGTATCTTTTTACGGTCTTCATCGTCTTCGAGGTAATTACGGCGAATAGAGATAACTTTTCCACTGTTCTCAACCACGGTTACAACGTAAGGAAGCTTTATCCCCGTCTCTTCTCCGTCTTCTCCAATATCTTCAAATCCAGAAAGGTCTAGTTCGACATGGAATTCCAAAAGAGTAACGTCATAATCAATATTAGAAGCTTGGACTCCTTGAATCTTATCCATTTCTTCGTTTAATTGATTTTGTGTTTCCACTCCGGGCAAAACATCAACGTCTGCATAAAAACCGTTAATCTGAAGCTTACGCAACTCGTTCAAAGGCATGTTAACTACATTAGTTATACAAGGGCATGTCTCTAAGCTGCTTGTCTCGTAAGGCACAACCAGGTTTTCTGCCGGAACAAACTTACTTACGGCGCGGTTTAAACCCTCATCAAAGTAAACCTTCTTAAAGGTAGATCCGGCCAAGGGCAAAAAGAACAACATTTGATCAAATTCAGGGGTGTACTCTTCCATTACGTTAGTAATGTAGTAATTCATAAACTCTTTGACGCGGCGAGCTTGCTGCTCTTTGTCTTTGGTAGGTTCCCCTACTATAGCGGTCCTAACGGGGCCGTCAGGAGGGAGCATCTCGTTAAAGGCCTGTGCTTGGAACTGGGTGGCGGCTTCCGCTAACAAAGGGTGAGTGACCCCTGTGGAACCTCTAAAGGGCAGAGTACGCTCGGTGTAGGTAAAGCCGAGCATGTCTAAGCCGTCACGGTAAGTGTCTTCCCATTCCTTTCGAGAAGCCTTGTTGGCATCAAACTCGCCCATCAACTCGTTGGCAACAACCCCGAGAAGGCTTGGCTCAAGTTCTTCAGCTAAATTGCGATCGAAATCGCCTTCATCTCCCAAGTTCCGCATAGACGGATCAAAATC